CGATGGGCATACTGGTTCGTGTGGCGCAGCGAGATCGAAAAATTCCAACTGCCGTCGAATCGTGACAGCCGGCTGAAATTCACCGCCCGGGCGGATGAGTTCATGCTAAAGGCGCGGATCGAGTGGGGATACCCGCCAGCGATTATTGCCCGATTGATGAAATTTTCGGGCTCCTATAAAACGATCGATTATCGAATCAGATTGCTGTGCCGGCAGCGGGGGATTAAGCCATTATCGTTGCAACACAAAACCCGGGGGATGTATGGCCCGGGTGGAATGGAAGAATGGCTCAAGAATGAGCGCTTTGATTAGCATTTCAGGCTTGTTTTTAATCGGATATTTTGCCTGGTCATTGTGTCGCGGCGGGGCAATGTGGGATGAAAGGAGCGAGAAATGGCTGAAACTAAGATCGAATGGGCAGAGAAAGTTTGGAATCCGACGGTAGGCTGCAGCCGGGTATCTGAGGGCTGCATGAACTGTTATGCAGAACGCATGGCGCGTCGGTTGGCAGCGATGGGCCATCCGGAGTACCAGGGGCTGTTGACCGAGGATGGGCGCTGGAACGGTAAGGTGAGGATATTGCCGGGAAAACTTGCTCAGTTGCAGCATTGGCGCAAGCCGCGGAGAATCTTTGTAGATTCGATGAGCGATCTGTTTCATCCAGATGTGCCAGATGAGTTTATCTGGAAAGTGTTCGATACCATGACCAGTGGTAACCGGCGGCATACCTATATCATATTGACCAAACGCCCTCAGAGGATGCGAGATTGGTTTCTGGCAAACCAGGAGAGATTCTGGCATTATCCGGCGCCAGGAAAAGATATGCAGTATATCACAGCGCCGTGGCCGGATCCATGTATCTGGCTCGGCGTGAGCGTCGAAAACCAGGCGGCAGCGGATGAACGGATCCCGCTGCTGCTGCAGACGCCGGCGGCGGTGCGGTTTGTCTCATGCGAGCCGCTGCTGGGGCCGGTGGATTTGACCCATGTGCATGACAAAATCAACCGCGTCTATTATGACGCGGTGGGTGGCCATAGGTTTGATTACGATTCGGATGGTTATGGAGTAGCAGCCCCTGCAAGAGAAAAACTCGACTGGGTGATCGTAGGCGGGGAAACCGGGCCTGGCGCGTGGCCGATGTACCCGGACTGGGCGCGGTCGATCCGGGATCAGTGCGTGGCGGCGGGGGTGCCGTTCTTTTTCAAACAATGGGGGGAATGGACGAGTGCATTCCCGCAGGAGCGGTCTCTGGCTCATATTCAGGAGGCATACCGAAATGGTCGGAGCTACTGGCGCGTTGGTAAAAAGGCAGCCGGTCGGATTTTGGACGGCCGGACATGGGATCAATATCCGGAGACGGGATGAGCACAGAGGACGAGCTCATTGATGAGGTCTGCAAGCTGCTCGGGCGGCTGGATAATCTGCGGATATGGAAGGCGAAAATGTTGGCAGTCAAGCCCGATGAAATCCTGGTCATACAGTTACCCGATTTTTACCGCGTGTCAGAACAGGCAAAGAAACGGTACTGTCGGATGGTGATCGAAAAATTGGGCATCAATAAAATCCTGATCACCGATGCCAGCGTGGAGGTATATGCAGCTCGAAATTCGTCGAACGTTTCCACGGAAACGGAGTTAGTAAAATGGTGGGATGTCTGAGAAAAATACTCATTATCCTGCGCCAGGCGGGGATCAGGGTCAGCGTGGCGCCGATCTGGGGTACGCGCGGGCCGGCGGTGGCGCTGATCCTCGAGGGAGTCAGCTGGGAGAAGATCAAGGCGGAGGCACGAGATGAAACGCTGCCCGAAATGTTTCGAGAGCAAAACGCAGGATGACTGGCAGTTCTGCCCGCGCTGCGGGACGGAGCTGGAGGAGATCGGCGTCGGCGTGAACTGGACGAAGATCGAGGCTGAGATGCAACCGGAGCAATCAGAGGAGCAAGCGGAGCAGGAGGATGTTTGACCACGCCGGCGCCGATCGCTGATGACCGCGATGTTTGTCTTAGACGGCTGGCCGAGCTGCTCACGCCGGAGGAGCTCTCGAATCTGGTCCATGCACTGGCGGCGATCGTGGATCGATCGGGCTACGGGGAAATTCGCATAGAGATCAGGCGCCGGCGGATCGATCAAATTGCTATTACCGAGACGTTGAAACCAAGCGCGAAGTAGAACAATAATAGAACAAATTATGTGGGTTTACAAAACCCCTTGACAATACCATACCTAATGTGGTATAGTATTGTCATAACAAAGGAGGAATCGAGATGGAACGCAAACTCTACGAACCAACGGAAAAACAGATCGAAAAATGGAACGCGATGGGTCCGGCGGCTATGCCCAGCGATGAGGAATTCAAAGAGACCTGGAAACGTCGCCACGGCGGTCGGGAGCGCGGCTGGGGAATCGCGAAGCGCAATTATATCCTCAGCAACATGACCCGGTGCCGAGAGTACCAGATGGGGTTGTGGCAGGGCAGAGTGGATGCGGCCCGCGGCCTGGATTATCAGGAAAAAATGGCCGACGACGATGAAAACGCCAATGCTTACAATTTTGGCTACTATCGGGGCTACAGCGAGTATGATAGCAACCGCCGCGGATGGGATCAGGCCACCCGCGACGCGTTCGATCAAAAATATGTGAACTGTTAGGAGGACGCAATGACCAATCGATATCCTGGTAAATGCGCACGATGCGGATTGAGCGTGCCGGCTGGAACCGGTAAACTCGAAAAACGCGGCGAACGATGGATTGTTTATCACGATGGCCCATGCCCAGAAATCACCAGCGGCCTGGGGATCGGCGGCGCGGGTTCGGACGACTACAACATCCACACGGAGGCGGACCGCGGCGGCGCAGGCTATATCCCGGGTTCTGAGCCGGCTGGAATGCAGGTCTGCCCGGCGGGAACTACGTACGGGCAATCCAGTCCTGGAGCGCGTTGCGCTCGCTGCGGAGCCTCTGCTGATTGGAATCCGGGCGCTGGAGAAAATCTCTGTCCCCGGCATTGGGATGAATATTAGACTGGAGGAACGAATGAACGAGAACGATGCACGTGGTCTATATAATGATCGGATCAATCGGATGGTCGATAGCCTGCTACCCAACGGAGCAGGCCCGATGACCGAGCACCGTCTGCGCCATGCGCTGGATCAGGTCGCGCAGGTGGCATTTTCAGCTGGCCGATCGTACGCTCTCACAAACATCCTGACCGTCGAACAGGCGGCGGAGGAGATAGGCGTCTCGCGCCGGCGCATGGCGGAAATTATTCGCACGAGGCACGATCGATTTGGAACCGGGATGAGGGTTGGAAGATCCTGGCTGATCCATCGCGATGAGATAGAATCGCTCCGGCCAGGACCCGAGGGCTGGCCGCGGGGGCGATCGAGAAAATAAGGATCACCCCGCCCTAGCCGATGTTAAAACAGCCGCGAGGTCGGGGGTTGTAAATCCAAATAATTAGACTATAATAAAAATAGCCCAGCGAGGCATTGATCCCGGGGCTGTGTCACTCCAACATCGGAGTGGCTCAGCGACCCGGGTTTTTTGTTTAACACATAGAGAGGTAAAAAATGAAACACTTGTTGATTAATCGGCAGTTCTGGGCGGCGTTCATCGTATTAATCATCATTATCATTGCTGCCATCTCGCCGGGATTCGAGCTGGATGCGGATCAGGCGGCAGCGTTCGTCATCGTAATCACATCGTATATCATCGGCGTTACCGTGGATCCAGGTCCAGGAGGTTGGCGTGGAATCATCCAATCCAGGAAATTCTGGGCAGCCATTGTTGGATTAATCATTTTGACATTGGATGCGTTTCGTCTGGTCCTGCCATTTGGTCTGTCGCCTGAATCGCTGATTTCAATAGCCATGACAATTGGCGCGCTGATCGCATCTGCAGCCATCGAAGGACCGCCCAAAACCATACCAGATGAGCATGATGTCCAATCCTACGGATAAACCCGTATGGATGCCCCAGACATCATCGGAATCATTGGCGGCCTGGCAGGTATCGCCACGGCGATTTCTCTGTTGATACAGGCCAGGGCTAATCGGCGCAAAATCCATGCAGAAGCCTCGCAGCTCGAGGCTGGCGCATCTGAGAAAATCTCGGATTCGGCCATTAATCTGATGAGCAAATATGAATTGCGCCTGGCTGAGGTCGAAAAAGATCTCATAACGGTCAAAGATGATAATTGCCGGTTTCAGCGATTGTTAAATTCAGCGTTGCGACGGATCGAGGCGCTCATGAAGGGAATAAAAATCCTGATCGAGCAGCTGGAAGGTAACCATATCCAGCCAGCCTGGCGTCCGGATGATTGGGAGATCGAGGATGTTGACGGGTAAAGGTTTTTTTATCTGGAAAATTCCGTATTGCGAGGGCGGCAATGTTTTTTCGATTGTCGAGCAGGCGGTCCAGCTGCAGTTGAGCCATGTGCTGATTAAGGCGGTCAACGGTGGCTATTTTTATAATGTGGTCAATGGCCGCGATCTGGTTCCTGATCTGGTCACTGCTCTGAGAGATGCCGGCATACAGGTTTGGCTGTGGCAGTATGTTTTTGGGGACAATCCGGCCAGCGAGGCGATAGCAGCCATCGAGCGGATCCAGCAGCTGCAGCCGGATGGGTTTGTGGTTAATGCCGAGGTGGAGTATAAAAACCGGCCGAATCAGGCGACCGCCTATATGAAGGCGCTCCGTGCCGGGGTGGGCAACGATCTGCTGATCGCGCTCTCCACCTACCGCTGGCCGTCGTTTCATCCCGAATTTCCGTTTACACAATTCATGGAAAAATGCGATTTTGGCATGCCACAGGTGTACTGGATGCAGGCGCATAATCCGCGGTCGCAGCTGGTTAGAACGCTGACTGAGTATAAGCAATTCAATAAGCCGGTTTTTCCTACAGGCGCCTGTTTCAGGGAGCACGGCTGGCAGCCAACAGCCACAGATGTGAGCGAATTTCTGCAGGCCTGCAAAGACCTCTCATTGCAGGGCTGTAATTTTTGGGAATGGGGAAATGCACGTCTATATGTGCAGGATGGATGGGAGGTGATCCGCTCTACTGCCTGGGCTAACACCCCAGGGATACCACCTGCACCTATTCCGGTTCCGGATGGGCTGCGGGCACGGGTATTGGTGGATGGTTTGAATGTGCGTTCTGGTCCGGGCACTGGCTACCCTGCAGTGGGCAAGCTGCAGGCAGGCAGCCTGGTCAATATAAGGGGACTGGCTGGATCAGATACGTGGGTAGAGATTATGCCTGGCCAATGGGCTGCTTTCCGTTATGGTGGGCGGTCCTATATGGAGTTGGTTTAGATGTTAAAACCAGCGCTCCGAATTTGTGCTCATATAGGATGCCACAACCTGGTCAAATCTGGATATTGCGATTCCCATCAACGTGAAACTGGATATCGACATGATCCTGAGCGGCAAAGGCTATATGATCGAAAATGGCAGGCCAGGCGTCGCAGATGGCTATCTGAGCATCCGTGGTGTGAGGAGTGTCTGAGTAATGGGTTATATGTTCCTGCGACAGATGTACATCACCTGCGAGCGCATCGTGGGGATCGATCCGTATTTATATCATCCGAGCTCGAGTCATTATGTCATGCCTGTCACTCTCAGAAAACGGCCAAAGGAAAATGATGATTTCTAAGATTTGCATTATCTGTGGAAAAGAATATTTTCCTGCAAATAACCGTCAAAAAACTTGTGGAAAAGAATGTGCTCAGAAATTGGAGAGTCTATCAGCTAAATGCAGATATAAATCAAAAATATCTACTAGATCGAAAAAAAGTAAAATCTGTTTCTTCTGTGGAAAAGAATTCATCGCAGAGCATGGTAATGTGACATTTTGTAGCGAGAATTGCAAGTTATTTCGTAGAAGAGAAAGAGATCGAAAACGAAAAAGCTTAACCCCAAAAAACATATTGCCAATGCCAATACAATGTGCATATTGTGCGATTATTTTTATTCCTTTATTAAATCGCCCAAATCAAAAATATTGCAGTCGATCTTGTCGCGATAGAGCCCATCATAAAAAAGAGTGTGGGCCAAATGGAACAAGAAATATTCGAAAATGGGAAAATAAAGCCAAAACCATTTGTAGAAAATGCGGAAATTTATTCATTGCAACAAAACATTATCAAAAATATTGTTCTGATAAATGTAAACCACAGGAAAGACACTGCGGAATTATTCAATGTCCCATTTGTGGGCGTGATTTCAAACAGAACAACATAAATCAAAAAATTTGCAATGATGAAAATTGCGTCAAACAACATGCCAGCAATCTAGCAAAGAATTTAAATAAAAAGCGTGCAATTCTGCGACGATTCATTTGTATTGAATGTGGCTGTCAGGTAACAACTAGTTATGGAGATAAACATAAAAGGTATTGTTCTGATGATTGCGCAATAGCAAGACAAAGCAGAATCGAAAAGCGAAAACGACGTGCCCGCAAATTAAATAATGGCAAGGTCGAATCAATAGATCCAATAGTAATTTTCACTAGAGACGGATGGAAGTGTAGGCTCTGCGGAAAAAAGACGCCGAAGAAATTGCGTGGAACAATTAATGATAATGCACCCGAGCTTGATCATGTCATTCCATTGTCAAAAGGTGGCCCCCACACTTTTGCGAACGTACAGACAGCTTGTAGAAAGTGTAATCAACTCAAAGGCGCGACCATAGGTGGACAACCTGGTTTTGAGCTTGACATACCCCCTCTAAAAGTTCAGAAAGTGGGAGTTGTCGAGCGGCGAGGGCCTCAGATTCTTCTGTGTACAGGTTCGGGGGTTTGATCATGTCTGGCCCATTACCCAAAGATCCAGCTGTCAGACAGCGCAGAAATAAATCAGCTACCCGTGCAATTTTGGCCGCTGATGCTTTTGCAGATCGGGGTCGACCACGGTTGCCAGTCCTTCCTGATGGAGAAAAATGGCATCCGATTTCCCGGATGTTCTGGCGGATCATTTGGTCATCTCCGGTGAGTGCTCAATACCAACGGGCAGACTTTCCGGGGCTACTCAGATTGGTGTCTCTGATTGATACCTATTGGAAAACAAGAAAAATTGATGCCGCTAAGGAGATCCGGCTTCTTGAGAGGGAATTCGGATTGACACCGCTCAGCCGCAGGCGGCTGGAATGGACAGTCGTGCAGACCGAAGAGGCAATAGATCGTCGCGAGGCTAATCGGATTAAAAGGGCGAAGATGATAGATGTTGATCCACGGGGAGTGCTAGAAGAATGAGCACCTTGATGATACCTAAAGATCAAAGCCCATTTCCAAGCCTGGGGCGGCAGGTTTGCGCCTGGATCGAGGGAAACCTGGTACATGGCCCTGGTGATCTACGCGGTCAGCCTGTTCAATTGGATCAGGAAAAGCGTGCACTTATCTATCGCATGTATGAAGTTTATCCTCAAGGTCATCAATGGGTGGGGCGCCGTCGGTTTAAACGGGTGGCGCTTAGCTTGCGAAAAGGCAGTGCAAAAACCGAGCTCGCGGCATTGATCGCAGCTGCAGAGTTGCATCCTGACGCTCCTGTGCGTTGCGATGGTTTTGATGCAAATGGTGAACCAGTCGGCATTGGTTTGATCGATCCATATATACCATTGGTAGCTTACACGGAAGAACAATCAGACGAGCTCGCTTATGGAGCACTGCGAATTATCCTGATGTATAGCCGCGTAGTAGATGATTTTGATATCGGGATTGAACGAATCATGCGCATTGGCGGAGATGGAAAGGCCGTTAGTCTGGCATCTTCGCCTGATTCTAGGGATGGCGCACGCACAACCTTTCAGGTGTGCGATGAGACACATCGTTGGAATTCGCCGCGGTTAAGGAGCTCGCATCGAACGATGCTAGCTAATATTCCCAAGCGATATAAAGCGGATGCCTGGAGCTTGGAGGTGACCACGGCACCCTCACCAGGCGAGGGATCAGTGGCCGAGGATACGATGGAATATGCAAGAAAGGTGGATCGCGGAGAGATTCAGGATAGCCGCCTATTTTTCTTCCACCGTCAAGCATCCGATAGCCACGACCTGACAACGCCCGAGGGAATAAAGGCAGCGGTAATGGAAGCCAGCGGGCCGGTCGCAGTCTGGAGCGATATTGATTCAATCTGTGAACAATGGCGGGATCCTACCGCTGATCGCGCCTATTTAGAGCGAGTCTGGCTTAATCGATTGGTGCGCAGTTCAGAACGGGCTTTTGATTATGAGATCTGGTGTTCACTTAAAAGAGATTTCATTCCACCATCTGGCGATACGATCACCTTGGGTTTTGATGGTGCACGTTGGCGGGACTCGACCGCATTAGTAGCTACGCATCTCCAGACTGGCTATCAATGGCTGGTTGGATTATGGGAAAAACCTGAAAAAGTCGATGAATGGGAGGTTCCTGAGGAGGAAGTGACTGCTGCGGTAGATGAGGCATTTAGCATTTGGAATGTCTGGCGGATGTACTGTGATCCGCCTTATTGGGAAACACAAGTGGCTACCTGGTCCGGTCATTATGGAGAGAAACGAGTAATTGCCTGGTGGACCAATCGAATGAAACAAATGGCATATGCGATTAAATCGTTCAATAATGCGATTCTGGCGAGAGAGTTAAGCCATGATGGGAGCGAAAAATATTCCCGGCACATTGGTAACGCTGTTCGCAAGAAATTAAATATGGTCGATGAAGATGGCGAACCATTATGGGTAATCTACAAGGAACGAGCAGATTCACCTCATAAAATTGATGGAGCAATGGCGGGGATACTTTCCTGGCAGGCGCGTTCAGACGCGTTGGCTGCCGGCGCATCCATAGATGGTAAAAGCGTTTATGAAGAACGAGGCCTGGTCGTCATATGAAAAAACACCTGAATTTGATCATTTTCATTATCGGTCTGGCTTCATTATTCGCCGGCATCTATATGATTTTCCCGCCGGCAGCATTTATCGCTCTGGGCCTGGTGCTTATCGCCGTGACCACGATCGGGGGTGAGAAATGAGCATCCTGACCCGATTGATCGAGCCGCGGGCAACACTTGAAAATCCGGCCACCCCACTCAGCTGGCAAAACCTTGCAGATGCACTCGGACTGACTACAGCGGTCACCGGGAAGGCCGTAACCCCTTCAACCGCGCTGCAATTGACCGCGGTTTATGCCTGCATAACCCTGATTTCTGAGACGATGGGTTCACTGCCGCTGATTTTGTACAAACGGCTGCAGCGCGGCAAGGATCGGGCGGTGGATCATCCGCTTTACACCGTGCTGCATGATCTCCCTAATCCGGAAATCACCAGCATCGATTTCCGGTCACTGGTGCAGGCTCACATCCTGTTATATGGCCACGGTTATGCCGAGCTGATACGCAATGGGGCGGGCAACATCAAACAACTCTGGCCGATTCCGCCGTGGTTAGTTACTTCCGACCACAATGCACGTAATGAACTGGTTTACACGGTCGCCATACCAGGCGAAAACCCCAAAAAGTTGAGCGCCAGCCGGGTGCTGCACATCCCTGCGCCGCTCGGATTATCGCCGATCAGCCAGGCGCGGGAGGCGCTCGGGCTGACAATGGCAGCAGAGGAATATGGCAGCCGCTTTTTCGTGAACGATTCAACGCCGGGCGGTATCGTTGAGCATCCTGGCCAGCTGAGTGAGTCAGCACAGACGCGGCTGAAAAAACAGATCGAAGATCAAACCCGCGGGCTGACCAACAAACACCGGTTGATGATCCTCGAAGAGGGCATGAAATGGACGCAGATCGGGCTGCCGCCCGAGGATTCGCAATTCCTTGAGACGCGCAAATTCCAGGTGAGCGAGATCGCCAGGATTTTTCATGTCCCTCCTCATATGATCGGGGACGTTGAGAAATCGACGAGCTGGGGGACCGGGATCGAGCAGCAGAACATCGGCTTTATCACGTACACGCTGACCAGCTGGATGGAGCGCTGGGAGCAGGAAATCTCCCGTACCCTGCTGACAAAGGAAGAGCGCCAGATCTATTTTGCGGAACACCTGGTGGATGGATTGCTGCGAGGGGATGCCAAAACCCGCTATCAGAATTATCAAATTGCCAGGCAGAACGGCTGGCTGAATGGCAACGAGATCCGCGAGCTGGAGAATATGAATCCAGCTGACGGTCTGGATGAGTACCTGGTCAATGGGAATATGGTCCCGGCCGATCCGGCGAAACGAGTAATTGAACCAGAGCCGGAGCCAGAACCTGAGCCGGGTGATGAGGAGGCTGACGATGCCGATTCCGAAACCGAAGAATGATGAAGATCATGACGAATTTATGGACCGCTGCATGGGCGATGACGTGATGAATGACGAATATCCCGATGGAAAGCAGCGAGCTGCGGTCTGCGAGCAGCAGTGGAAGGATAAGGATAAAAAGACCATGAACCAAGAAAAAGAGCTGCGATTTATCCCGTTTGAGGATTTCGAACTGCGCGAGGAAACCAATAAACCGCCACGGCTGATCGGCTATGCCAGTGTTTTCGGTAAAAAAGCCGATATATTCGGCCTCTGGCTCGAGCAGGTTGCTCAGGGCGCGTTTAAAAAGACGATCAAGGAAAACGATATCCGGGCGCTGTGGAATCATAATACCGATCTGGTGCTCGGGCGAAATAAGGCCGGTACGCTGGCGCTATCCGAGGATGAAAAGGGCTTGAAAGCCGAAATCATCCCTCCAGATACTCAGGCTGGGCGGGATGCGATGACCTCGATCAGGCGCGGGGATGTATCCCAGATGTCGATCTCTTTCCAGGCAATCAAACAGGAATGGTTTTATCCGGAAAACAAAACGGAAATGCCTGTGCGGACCATCAAAGAAGCCAAACTATTCGAGGTCTCGCCGGTGACATTCCCTGCGTTCGAAGCTACCAGTATCAGCGCCCGGTCCGGGCTGCTGCTGCCGGATGGAGAGATCGACCCGCTGGAGGAGGCGCGGCGGCTACTGCGCTGCGCCGAGCGCGGGATGAATTTGACCAGCGAACAGCGGAAAATCCTTTCCGCTGCTGTAGAGCTGTACCAACCTTATCTCCTGGAGCCGGGGCCTGATTCCGGCGACCACTCCGGGGCGGGCATTGAGCCAGAGCTTGAAGGCCACTACTCAGCGCTCGAGCGGATGCGCAGGTTGGAAAATCTAAGCCGTGAATACGGCTTACCACTTTAGTACAGGAGATAAAAATGGCTACAACTGTTGACTTACGCCAGCAACGCGCAAACCTGTGGGAGGAAGCAAAATCCATCCACACGCTGGCTGAAAAGGAGAAGCGCGAGCTGACCGCCGAGGAGCGGGAACAATGGGACCGCATCAACGCGGAGATCGACCATCTCAAACAGCGCATCGACCGCGAAGAGCGGATCGCCGCCATCGATAACGAGATGGATGAGACGCCAGCGCCGGTTGTGCGCGGCAATATCGCCAAATTCGAGCAGCACGGTCAGAATTTCGCGGACCAGCCTGAGAGCCCGCTGCCCAACAGCGATGAGTATAAGCGGTCCTTCCGCTCGTACCTACTGAATGGATTGGGTGGGATGCGAGCCGAGCAGCGTGCAATCCTGCAGCCCTATTACGGGGCTACACCAAACAATATCCAGACCCGTGCGCTACTCAGCACCGGATCTGCTGGAGCTCTTGTGGCAGAGGATTTCTACCGCCGATTGGTAGAAGCGCTCAAAACCTGGGGCGGGATGCGCCAGGCGCGCACGACCAAGATCGCAACCTCGACCGGTGCGAGCATGCCAATCCCGCTGGCGGATGACACCCACAACAAGGGTGAGATCCTCTCAGAGGGCTCGAATACCAACACCGACGGCACAGATCCGGAATTTGGCACCAAGACGCTGGGTGCATATATGTACACCAGCAAAATGGTCCGCGTTCCTATCCAAATGCTGCAGGATCCCGCATTCGATATTGAGGGCTGGCTGGCCAACGCATTGGCCACCCGCATCGGCCGGATCACCAATGATCATTACACAACCGGCAATGGGACCACTGAGCCGGAGGGCATCGTGACTGCGGCCGGCGCTGGCGTACTGGATGCCGCGCTGGACATCGATTACTACGATCTGATCTCTCTCGAGCACTCGGTTGATCCTGCCTACCGTGCCAACGCGCAGTGGATGTTCCATGACACGACCCTGGCGGTCATCAAGCAGATGAAGGCCGTCGAGGACGGCCGGCCGCTGTGGCTGCCTGGCCTGGCGGTCACAGCTCCGGATACCCTGCTGGGGTATCCGTATGTGATTAACCAGTCTATGCCAGAGGCGGCCGCCGAGGAAAAGGGCGTCCTGTTCGGCGATTTCTCGTATTACTTCATCCGTGACGTGATGGCTGACACCAGAATTTTACGCCTTGAAGAGCGGTTCGCTGAGTACCTGCAGGTCGGGTTCCTCGGGTTCTTCCGGACAGACGGCCTGTTTGCCAGCCCGACCGATATCGAGGGCTCGAGCGAGCAGACGGCCAACGAGTCGGCGCCTGTGAAATATCTGCAGTTCGCCGCTGAATCGGCATAAGGGATCTGCAATGTGATGGGGCCGGGCTATCCGGTCCGGCCCCGGATGGAGCGCCAATGAATATTCTGACTGCCGACGAAGCCGCAACTGTCCTGCGCTGCGCAGAGGATGATCAGCTCATGCTGGATCTGCTCGATCAGGTAGACGCGTATATCAACAACGCGACCGGCTGGGACTGGAGAGCGGAATATCCAGAGGAGGCCTATCCTGAGGCGAAATCCGCAGCCAGGATGCTGCTGGTGAAATGGCACGAGAACCCTGGCATGGCTGGAAGCGCGGAGGACGCGCTGAGTTTCGGTCTGCGGGCCGCGCTGATGCAGTTGAAAGCGCTGGCGCTCGAGCTGGCAGAGCTCGAGGAGAGCGCATGATCATCGGCGGCAAGGCGAGCAACCCGGGCGAACTGCGCATGAAAATCGCGCTGTATAGCCGCAGCGTTTCCGTGGAAACGGGCGGGTTTCAGAAGCCCAGCCTGACCAAGATCGGTGACGTGTGGGCGCGGTGGACCAACGTTCACGGTTCCGAGGCGCTGCAGGCGGCGGCGGTCCAGGCGCTGGACGCGGCCACGGTACTGATCCGCTATCGCGACGATATCGACCGCACCTGCATGGTCGAGAAAGGCGGTCAATTTTATGAAATTATTTCCCTGGATAACATCCAGGAGCGGGATGAGTACATCGAGTTAAAGGTGCGCAAATGGCAAGCCGGGTAAGGGTATCCACCAAAGGGCTGGCGGAATCGCTGGAGGCGCTGGCGCAACTCGGGAAAAATATCGATGCAATCGCGCCAGCCGCGCTGTTGGCCGGCGGGCAGGTGTTGAAAGAGGGCATGCAGCGCCGGGTGCCGAAGGACACGCATAACCTCGAGGATCACATCGTCATCGACGGACCGCACCAGGATGGAAATTTTCATTATCTGGAGGTCGGCGTGATCCACGCGGATGCCGAAACGGCCCGGTACGGCAACGCGCAGGAGTACGGCACCAGTTCGATGCCGGCCCAGCCCTACATCCGCCCGACGGTGGATGCGGATAAGGGCAAGGCCAGCAGGGCGATGAAAGCAGTGCTGGTCGAGGAGCTGAGCCAATGATTTGGGAGATCGTCGAGGACGCGCTGAGCGGTCTGGGAGTGCCGGTGGCGGCCAACACGATGATCCTGGCGACCAACAAGCAGCTGCCGGATCTGTATCTGGTCTATCAGCTGATCAGCTCCGCGCCGATCGTACACGCGGAAAACATGGAAACGATGCGCATGTACCGGGTGCAGGTGGCGGTGTACAGCCGGAACGGGCTGAGCGGGCTGCCGGATGTTTCGGGAGCGATGACCGACGCCGGATTCTCGCGCAGCTCGATCCGCGAGATCCCATACAACCCGGAGACCAGGCACTACGGTCTGGCGCTGGATTTCATAATCACCTCCGATGAGGAGGAGTTAGAAGAGAGTTATTAGGAGAAACGACTATGGCATACAATGCAGGAGAATATAAACCGCGAGTGGGTCTGGACAGCCTGTATATCGCCGAGATCAGCGCGGATGAGTTGGGCGTCTATACCGTCGGAACGCCGGAGTATCTGGCGCCGGCGGCGGAGGCAACCCAAGCTGCGACCAGCAACACCGAGACGATCTACGCGGATGATCAAGCGTTTGAGACCTTCACTACCAAGGGCGAGACGGGCATTGATCTGAAAGTGACTAATATCCCGCTGGAGCTGCTGGCGCGGATGACCGGTCAGGTGTTCGACGCGGCCAGCGGCCTATTCTACGAGCACGGCGGGGTACCGCCGTATTTCGCGCTGATGTTCCGCTCGATGAAATCGAACGGGTCCTATCGCTATTACCTATATCCAAAGGTGAAATTCGACATTCCGGATGAGGAAGCGGCGACCAAGGCGGAATCGCCGGACCCGAAACTGCTGCAGATCAACGTCCACGCGATCAAGACGACCTGCAAATTCCAGCTGGACGACTATGGGCTGGAGGACGGATTGCAGCGGATCATCGGCGATGACGATATCACTGCGTTCGATCCGACCGACTGGTTCACGACTGTGCAGGTGCCGCCGATTGCCTCGGAGAGTGTCTGATGCCGCTCGGGACGCCAATCAAACTGACACTCTATGACGATCAGGACGCGGAGATCGCGACCTACAGCCGCGCGCGGATTCCCCTCGTTTTCGCCGAGCGGGCGATCGATTTTTCCGGCTCGCTCGGCAAGGGCGATCTGACCCAGGAAGAGCTGAACGCGCTCTACCAGCTGATCGTTGATTTCTATGGCGGCCAATTTACCGTCGAGCAGCTACGGGCCGGGGCTGACCTGGGCGAGATGCTGACAGTGATCCAGGGCATCACGTCGCGGGTGGCGGAACTGATACCGGCAAACCCTACTCGGCCGGGGAAAGCCCGGAAAACGATGTAGCCAGCACGTCCGATGCAATCATTGACCTAAAAATCCAACTGGTCCAGCTGTACGGCTGGTCGCTGGTGGATATCGATCAGACTGACATTCAGAGCCTGCTGCCGTTCGTGGCCAGGCTGACCACGAAAACTGGAGCGAAAGGGACTCAGCATGCCACCCATCCAACGAAGAAAACCTACCCGGTCTACTGCGACGATCCATCGGCATCGTGGCTATAACACGCATCCGCAAAAATTCTTTATAGTCCGGCCGCATCAGGGCAAAGAAAATGCTTACGTGGACGCGCTGAGAAAATCCGGCTACAGGCCATCGGTGACTGAGCGGACGCGGATCAAATTCGTTTTGTATGATATGGACGGCGGGCGGAGAACAGCGCAGCTCGAGCGCTACCACGCCCGCGGAACGCCGGTTTTTCTCTACCCGCACGCGGCGCGGCCGCAGATTATCTGGGATGGGATATGGGAGGTCTGGCCGCATACCAGATGCAATTTCGTGCCGGCCGCCGGACATGTGGAGGTGATGCGGCGCTACGGCTATTCGCTGCCGCTCGAGGTAACCGGCTGGACCTACTGCGGGCTCATTCCATTTCAGCCGGTCGAGAAGCCGAAAAATGTCCTCTTCGGAGCAATCCATCCCTCGGCCAGCGGGTGGATCTGTAAAGAGGATAAAGAATCCAATCAACAGACGTTCAAAATTCTATTGGAGTACTGCCGGGCAACCGGAGCGAAACTGACCGTGCGGCACATCCAGGCGCTGGAGCGCAACGGGCTGCAGCGGGTGGCCGGCGTGACCTACGTGATGGGCCGGCCGGACCTGACCATCCGCGAGATCGACGCATCTGATCTGGTGATTGGCCACCAGACGTTTGCCTACCTGGCAGTGGCCAGGGGAAAACCCACGCTGATGATGCGCGAGGACCTGCCGCCGCACACAGTCAGCCACGGCCAGACGGTGTATGCCCAGAGCTGGGAGAAATACGCCGACATCATGGCCTATCCGCTGGACATTCTGGCTGGCGATCCGGCCGATGTGATCCAGCGAGCCTGCCAGGGCGACCCACAGGCGGCCGTCTGGCGGGAGCGTTTCATCGGCGAGCCGTTCGACCCCGCCCATTTTGTGGAGAAACTGGAGAGTTACCTATGAAATACAACTATAAATTCAACCGGATTCAATTCTGGCTGGACCCTGCGCGGAGCGGGGCGCCGGAAAAACGGTACCGCACCTGCCGGCCGGAGTTTTACATCGATCTAGAAAATATCTCGCGGATGGTCGTCGAGACGATGAGATTCCACGCGGATAAATCCGATACCATTCTGGAAATTGGCTGCGGAACCGGGCGGAATCTGACCGCGCTGAAAAAAGCTGGATTTAAAAATCTGACCGGGATTGAGCTCAGCCCGAAAACCGTGGAGATTGGGCGCGCGCATTTTCCGGCGTATAAACGGATACGGGTGCTGATCGGGCCGGCCGAGGAGCTGATCGATGAGGTCGATGATTTCGACGTGATCTACACCGTGGGGCTGCTGATGCACATCCCGCCCGAGCACGAGCAGCTCTTCGAGCGCATCGCGCAGAAGGCACGAAAATTAATCGTCACCTGCGAGGGTGAATCGCTGCGGGCGGTCTCGGAGCACGCCTGGAATCGGAATTATCAGGAAATTTTCGAAAAACTTGGCTGGCAGCAGGTGGAGATGGAGACCTGCGAGAAATACCCACCGCTGCCGGTTACGACGGTCAAGCGGATATTTATGAAGCCGGCACCACTCGAAATGCCGGTCATCGAGACGGAGGCGGTTGTGATCGGAAATCTGGTAGATAGCGAGCTGGTCGAGGTGATGTAATGTCCGACCTGCCGCCTCTCTCGCAGCGCGTCCAGCTGGACACGACCAATTATAAAGCCGGCATTGCCGAGCTCAACCGGGATATCCGGGTGATCGAATCCGGGTTCAAGGCGTCGGCTGCGGCAATCGGGGATTGGGGTAAGTCGGAGGAAGGGCTGGAAAAACGGATTAAGAGCCTGTCTCAGACCATCGACCTGCAGAAACAAAAGGTGGATGGGTTACAGTCAGTTTACAGCGAACTGGCGTCCAGCGGAAAGGCGAGCGCGAAAGAGCTGGCCGAGCTGCAGATCAAGATCAACAAAGAGACTGAGACGCTCGGCAAAATGCAGACTGAGCTCAATCAGTCCGAGCGGGCGCTGGATGAGATGGGCAAAGAAGCCGATCAGGCCGGCAACGAGATGAAGGAGATGGGGGATAAAACCCACCAGGCCAGCGGCAAGTTGGAAAAATTAAAATCAGTCGCCGGCGGGCTGGGCACGGTGATGAAAGCCGGAGCAAAGGCGATCGCGGCGGTGGGGGCAGCTGCGGTCGGCGCCGCAGTTGGCGCGGCGAAACTGGCGGCTGATCTGGCGCTGAGCGCGGCTAGCCTGCCTGCAATCGCGGAAGGGTTCGAGGAGACGGCTAGCCGGGTAGGGAAATCCTCAGAAGAAATGCTCAGCGAGTTGCGGAAGGCCTCCGGGGGGACGATCAGCGATTTTGAGTTGATGACCCGAGCTAATTTCGCGCTGACGGGCGCGGGCGAGGAGTTCGGAGAACAATTTGGCCAGTCGCTGCCGCGGCTGCTCGAGATCGCAAGGGCATCTGCCCGAAAAACCGGGCAGGACGTGGATTATCTATTCGAGAGCCTGGTGACCGGTATTAAACGATCCTCGCCGATGATCATTGATAATCTGGGCATCCAGTTGAAACTTGGCGAGGCGAATGAGGCGTACGCGAAATCGATCGGCAAAACCGTCGATGAGCTGAGCGCGGAGGAGCAGCAGATCGCGCTGCTCAACGCCGTTATGGAGGGCGGCGAGGGAATTCTGCAGGGGGTCGATTTGGAAAACGCCAATGCAGCAGAGGGGGTCGCCCAACTCAAGGCCGAGTTCCAGAATTTAAAAGATATGTTGGGGGTGGGGCTGCTACCGCTCCTGGGGTCAGCGGTCGGCGGGCTCAAATCGTATCTGGGAGAATTGACGGATATCGTGAAAGGCGCTGACGGGGACCTGGGCAAAATGGCCGAGGGGATCGGCGGGCTTCTGGGCAAAATTGTCGGGGATGTCGCGGCCAAGGCGCCGGAGATTATGGACGCCGGGCTGGGGATTCTGCAGGGGATCATCAACGCCATTTTGGTTAACCTGCCAACGCTGATCCCAGCGGTGCTGTCGATCATCACGTCGATCGTGCAGTTTATTCTGCGTAACCTGCCCATGCTGATCACGGCGGGCATCCAGCTGCTGATGGCGTTGGTCAAGGGAGTATTAGGGCAGCTGCCGATGCTGCTGGACGCGGGGCTGAAACTGATCATCACCCTGGCGCTGGGGATCGCGCAGGCGCTGCCGCAATTGATTCCGGCGATAATCGAAATTATTCCTAAAATTATTCAGACACTGATCGAAAACCTGCCGCTGCTGCTGGACGCGGCGCTGCAGATCATCCTGGCGCTGGTGCAGGGGCTGATCACGGCCATCCCGACGCTGATCGAGGCGGTGCCGGAGCTGATCACGGCGCTGATCGACGCGATTATCGAGATGCTGCCGATGATCGGGGAGGCGGCGGTGGAGCTGGTGCTGGCGCTGATCACTGGAATTGGAGAGATGCTGCCACAACTTGGCGAGGCGGCCGGGGACATCATCACCGCGCTGGCGACAGGGATTGTCAATCTGGCCAGCAAACTGCTCGAAGTCGGGAAAAATATCGTGCTGGGTATCTGGGAGGGTATCTCCAACAGCGCCGACTGGCTGGTGGATCAGATTTTCGGCTTTTTCGGCGGGGTTATCGATGCTATCAAGAAATTATTAGGTATTCACTCCCGCTCACAAGTATTTTTTGATATGGGCCAAAACATGGCATTGGGGCTGGGCGTAGGATTCGCGGATTCATTCCGCCAGATCGAGAGGGATATCGGCCGGTCGATCAGCGGGATGACGGCAGGGATCTCCGCGGGCGGGCTGACAGTGGCCGCGGCGGGCGCCGGGGCCAGCGCGGAACAAATGGCGCCGGTTACTATCAACATCCATGCCACGCTGACGCGGGATATGGACATGCGCCGGCTGGCGCGGCTGGTCCTGCAGGAGGCGCGGAGGGCAAAATGAGTTTACGACTGACGATCACCTACGGCAGCACAACGATCGATTTGCACGACCGGATCTCCTATGCAGTTCGGGACGGGTTCTATCCGGACACGCCGGCGAGCCTGACAGAGCCGACGTCGGATCAGGTGGATATCCTGATCAGAGGCAGCTCGCATGACGATCTGGCCGAGAAAATCAGGGCGATCAACCGGGCGTTCGAGTGGGCGCGGCGTCACAAAACCGGGCCGGATGGCGTCTATCTCAATTTCGCGATAAATGAATCGCTGGACGCCTGGCGCTCGCGGATCACGGACGGCGAGCTGCACCTGGATTCGGGACTGACCCGGCGCTGGCGGGAGTATAAGGCGCTGGCCAGCCTGATCATCGAGCGGGTACCGTACTGGGAGGGTCCGGAGGCGCAGCTGGCGGTATCAAATCCGCTAGGAACGAGCAATACCAGCGGGCTGACGGTATATAACCCGCGGCTGCACTGCCAGGGGAAAACGATCTCATTCGACAGCGTCGCTCATAAAATTTCCGATTCGGCAAACGGGCTGGCGGATTTTCTGACCGGGATGGCGGTCACCGTCGAGGGATCTACATCGAATGATGGCGCCTATACCATCACAGACGGCGGGCATTCCGGTTATTTCGTGGTGGCTGAGGCGATCCAGGACGAATCGGCGGGCGCTGATATCGGCATCAGCGGGCCGGTCTGCAATTTTGTGGCGATCGCAGAGGGAGACGTGGAGGGGGACCTGCCGGGCGCGGCCAGGCTGGAGATCACCAATAATTTCTTTTCGGCTTTTCGAGCCTACACTATCTGGATCGGGCAAAATGTGGAGAGCGACCCCGAAAATTATGAGCATATCCTCGAGGCGGAGAACGCCAGCGGCGGAAATACTACAAATCTCTACACTGCATCAGGCAACCAGTATAAAAAATGCGACTGGGAAGGCGCAGCTGAAACGGCCTTGCTAACCTGGGAATTGTCCACGCCATTACTGACAAAACTATCAGGTCGTTATATCCGGATTATTAGTCGATATCCAGTTGCGGCGCCGACTGGATTGTGTTTGAGGGTTACAGTGAAGATGTCGGCAACCCCATTATGGGAAGGCCCGCTGGTATTGTCCGGAACGGGCCAAATACAAGAACTCGTCAGCCTGCGCCTGCCGCCGTACCTACTCGGCGCGGGAAATCTCTATCCGCTGAATCTGGTGCTCTCAGCTAAAATCGATACAGCCGAGGCACATTCATGTGGGCTGGATTATTTGCAACTGACGCCGCTGGACGGTTGGCGAAAATTGCATCCAAAGTGCTATGGTCTAGATTTTGGGGTGCGGTTGGTGGATGATGGAATCGATGGTTATCTGTATTCAGACGGATGGACATCAGAGGGAAAACTGGGACAATACATAGGATTTGGAGAATCTATTTTGCTGCATCCGGGCAAAGTACAGAGATTATATTTTCTACATCAGCATATGGAGCATAGCACCCAAAAGGCACCGATCAATCGCACGCTGAGCGTGAAAGTTTATTACCGCCCGCGGAGGATGACCGTATGAGCATGATGGTCCATATCCAGAGCCGGGCATTTTCGGACGAGCTGCAAACGTTGCCGGTTAGATACACGGTCGAGCGCTACAGCTGGTCGGTGTTCGGCGGGCCGAGACAGGCGGAGATCTCCGTCACGGCAGAGGATGAAAAAGACCTGTGGGAGATGATCGAGCGGCTGCGCTGCCCGCTGATCATCTACTCGGAAAAAGGTGATCCGGTTTGGTGGGGGTACATAGCCGAGGTTGAACTGATTATCGAGGGCTGGTCGCTGGGGGTGAATATCGATTCGATGTATAACCGAGTGGCAGTCGCCTATACAGATGAGGAGGGCAGAAAAACAACTGATTGGCTGGAGGACGCTGTTTCCGCGACTGAATACGGCAAAAAAGAGCTGTTGCTCACGAACTCGGGATCGGCTCAGGCGCATGCCGAGGCGGCCAGGGCGAGAGTGCTGGCCGAGAAAAAATTCCCGCGTCCGATCCATGCGGAGGGCGGTGACGCGGGGGTGGTCCTGCGCTGCCGCGGCTGGTACGACACGCTCGGGTGGCTGTATTATCAGAATGTGGGGGGCGATCCAATCGATACAGCGACGCAGGCGGCAGCCATTGCCACCACTGCCGGGCAATTTTTGAGCGCGGTGGATCAGGGGGTGTCCAGCGGGCTGGAGATCAGCGAGTTTCGGGACGGTGACGGGCTGGCGTTGTACGAGATCGAGGAACTGCTGAAAATGGGAACCTCGAATTATCGGCGGATGCTGGCGACGGTGGATATCAACCGGCGGCTGCGGATCTACGAGGAGCCGGATGAATCAAAACCATACTACATCACCAAAAAACGCGAGTTGAGCGATGAGCTGGACACGCCGATCCGTAAGGAGATTTGCCCGGTCGGGGTATATGCCCGGCTGAAGGACGTGATCCCGGGCAGCCTGGATACCACGAAAATGGCGGACCCGACGCTGGTGTTTATTGAATCCGCAGAGTATACGCCGGAAACGGATGATTTGACGTTTGAGTGGCGCGGGCTGGACAGCCCGTGGGATATCGGAGTACCCAGGGATGGCTAGTATCGATAATTTGCTAACCACGCTGGCAAAACGGCTGCGCCCGCTGATGGTGGCCATATCGCAGGCGGTGATCTCCGCCGGCGAAGGGCCCGGGGTCGATATATCCGGCAGCAATATCGGGCTCGGCGGGGACACGATCCTATTAAACAAATCCAACGGCGACCCGGTGGCGGAGTACGCGCCGACAGACACGGGGCTGACGGCAGCTGGGGCGGCAGTTATATCCGCCAGCGACCGCATTGAAATTCCTGGCAACGCGGTGATCCAGGCGGAGCATGCCCTGGCGGGCTGCGAGTATCGATTCCCGGCTGGTCTGATAGTCGGCGGAACGCTAACCCTATCCGCCAATACCCGCGTATGGAATTTGCAATCTATCGTCAGCGGTAACAGCGAGGATGCGATTATCGGCGTGCTAGGGCCTGGCGACGGCGAGGCGCACCTATTCAGCTGCCGGATCGCTCCGGTCAACAGCGGGGCGGGCGGGGTACACGCCGTGCATGTAGGCTCATCGGGCAACCTGGTCTGCCACAACTGTTATTTGGACGGCACGAACGGCGGTTATGCCGGATATCGTGATCCGGAATGCGCCGGGACACTGCGGATCGAGGGCGGCGCGGCTTTAGGATCGTCCGCGGACGACCCATTCAACGAGTGAGGTGATCGATGGCATTTACACCAGTATTTGGGACGGGGTTTGAATACGGAAACGTTCCGACCTATTCGGGCAGATTTGTTTCAAGTGGATCTGTCTCATCTGGAAATGCGCATACTGGGACGTATGCGCTTGGCGTTAATACTCCATTGGGCGCACAATATTTTCAATATACTCTAGAATCCGGACTCTCTGATTTCGCATTGGGCTTGTGGATGAAGAAATCAAGTTTTAATGCCGGCTATTGGGAATTAAGATGCTATACGGAAGATAATCACACCTTTGCATTCCGAAACAATGGATCAACCACCTACGACCTGTATATTGACGGCGTACTGAAAGCAAGCGGCTTGCAAACCGCGAACCTCGCGGCTTATCACAACATTCAGGCATGGATTTCGATCTCCGACAGCGGTTTTGTTAAGATGCGATTGGATGGGAATGACAGCATCAACCTTAGCATGGACACAAAGTTTGACGCGGGAACATCGGGCATTAATCGGGTGCAGTTTTATTTCGCTAGTGGCTCTCTTTTGCATTATTTTGATGATTTCGTGGTTGGCACAGGAGGCTGGTCTGGAGACGTGAGGTTCGATGCGTTGTTACCCATCAGCGATTCCGCTGAACAGGACTGGTACAAAACAGGGTTGTCTTTACAGAATCCACCCGCCACGCCAACCGTTGCTGCTGGGGATGCTCCAGGACTAACAGGTGATTATCGCTATAAAATCACATTTGTAGATGCGGACGGGGAAACGCTGGCCGGCACTGCGTCGGCGCTTGTGCAGCCGTCCAATCAGAGCGTGGATTTAAGCAATATTCCGGTCGGGGAAGATGGAACGACCGCAAGGAAAATTTATCGGACGGCGGCGGGTGGGGCGGTATTTAAATTAGTAGATACAATCGGAGACAATACCACCACGACATATAACGACACGGTTGCAGATGAATCTTTGGGAGCTAATGAGCCGTCCAATTCACCGCATTATACGGAGATCGATGAGCGACCAGCAAGCACAGCAGATTATTTGCGTTCCGCCACGGATGGAGATCAGGACATCTGCGGCCTGTCCAATTGGGATGCCACTAATAAGCAGCCGATTATGACTACACACTGGCTGTACTGCATAAAAGGAACAGCAGACACGCAGGCCGTTAAATTTATTGATCGGGTCGGGGCGCACGAACGGGTAAGCGAGACAAAATATCCGCTAACATCCGCGTGCCACATTTATCAGGTTAATACCACGCAACCGGACGGCGTTTCGGCCTGGACGGATGAGGCCCTAGACGACTTGGAAGCTGGCGTGGAGTTGGAGATCGAATAATGGCGGCGCACATCGAGGTCGATCAAGAAATCGTAGAAGTGGGCTATTACCATCCCCAACAGGAATTGAGCCTATATCAAGAAGTGGTTGAGGTAGGCCGCCTCATTAAGCCACGGCCAATCGATGTTTATCAAAATATAGTCGAGGCAGGATATAGCAATCTCCATAAATATGTAGGTATCTATCAACAGATGGTTGAGATCGGCTATCGATTCGAGCAAGGTTTTATCCATGTCTATGACGCGACTTTCGAAGAACTGACAGGGCTGACTGTGCATGGGGCGGCTATGGAAGAGCCGCCCGGGCTGGTCGTGGAAGGAGTCACGTATGCCTAAGGGGATACCGCTACATGGGGATCGATCCGCCTGGGACGCGGCGGACTATCCCGAAAAACACGCCAATGACGTCGACGCGGCTGACGGCATCCATCACACCATCGGGACGGACGCGGGACAGGTTGCTCCGGGGACGCATACTCATATTGAGGCGGATATTACCGACCTGGATCACACCGACGCTAACGCGATCCACGATAATGTCGCGGGGGAAATCGCGGCAATTGAGGAGAAAACCACGCCAGCTGACGCGGATGTAACCGTTATCGAGGACAGCGAGGCGGGTAATGCAAAAAAGCGGTTGAGTTGGTCAAACATCAAGGCAACGCTGAAATCCTATTTTGATGGGATTTACGCCGCGCTTTCGCACACCCACACCGAAACGGACATCACCGATCTGGATCACGACGCGGGTAAGGTCGCTGGGATTGGGGTCGATCTAACGGGGATAGCCGATGGTGACGCGCTGGTCTATGACGAGTACGAGGATAAGATCGTGCCGGGAGAGGGCGGAGGCGGGGGCGCTTCTGCCTTTACCGATCTGACGGACGTACCGGCGAGCTACACGGGTCAGGCGGGCAAATTCCCGAAGGTGAAATCCACGGAGGACGGGCTTGAATTTGCTACGCTCGCAGGCGGCGGCGACGTGCTGGGTCCAGCCACTTCCACAGATGGACACCTCGCGGTGTGGGATGGCACGGACAACAAGACGCTGAAAGATGGCGGAGTTGTACCGGCGGGGGGCAGCGGCGAAACCGACGTGCTCATGGTACAGGTGTTCAGTTAGGAGGCAATATGGCGACATTTACAAAAATCAAATTATCCGGCTCTACAGACGGGAAAGCGATCAAAATCGCGCAGACCGCGACGGCTGGGGACACGATCCACACTGCGCACGCAACCGATCTGGACGAAATCTGGCTCTATGCCGTGAACAGCCAGGTAGCGGCTGTTAAATTAACCATCGAATGGGGCGAAGCAGCCGCGCCGGATGGAAATATTGAGGTGACGATCCCTGGCGAAAGCGGCTTGTTCTTGGTTGTTCCAGGACTGCTGCTGACCAATTCGCTGGTCGTAAAAGCTTTCGCAGGCACGGCAAACGTTGTGATGCTTCATGGTTATGTGAACAGGATAACGGCATGAGGAATAGGCGAACACTTGGACCAATCTCTAAACTGGAACTTGGACTTGCATTCGGAGTAGAAATAAGCGATGGTCAAAATCAAAACCGCGGCACGTCTGGATCATTTCAGCGGTTGACGGGCGGCGTACGACCGCTGGTAAATATTCTGGTCTATAAAATTACCTGGGATGTACGTAATGCCGGGACATATTTGATGAGATTTGTGGACGCCATTAATTCAACAACCTCAGTGATGGATATTGGAACAGTGTCTGTTGGAGGAACAGGAACAATTACCTGGTATCCAGACGAAGGACATTTGATTTTTTTCGCACAACAGCAATATTACTTGCAGCTTTACCGTAACGAGGGGGCAACTACATGGCACGATAAAAATAGCGGCAGTTATGCAGGCTCATATTTATACATCGGACCGGGCGTTTATTATGACAACTCCAACTATGGTGGCTATTCATTGCCCGTTATGTTTTATGGAAGCGTTTTGAAAATCGACTGTCGGAAAAACCAGGTGGTTTACAAATGATTCGATTGAAGACATTCCTCAACAAGTTGATTGCAAAATATGGACTTTGATAGAGATTACAATATCCCTCTCATCAGCCAGGCGGCCCAGAGCGAGAGGATTACCAGGATAGCGTCCGTTTGGGAGGGCAGCAGGCCAAGGACCGCGACTGAAATTGATTGAATACCGATATATGGGGATATCAACGGACCGGAGATGATCGCCAGCCCAGGCTGCCTGTTTTTGATCGATCGGATCAGCAGGATCAGACCAGCGCCGGCGAGATACGGAAAAATCGAAATGTTCGATGCTGCATTTGTCACCGCATCGAACAGCTCCATTGGCCAGGGGCCAAACGGGATGCAAAACAGGAGTGAGACGGTAATAATAGGGGAGATGGTTAGCAGCAGATTGCGCCACCCGCCCTGACGGTGAGCCAGGATCAGCCAGTAGATGGCGATCCCGGCGCCGGCCTGCGGCTTGGATAACACGAAGAACAGCCCGAGAGGTGACGGAAGGATTATTCCGAGGACAACTAAAAAATCCAGGTTGCCATAAACGATGCTCCACCATAATTGCGGGGTCATGAACATTAACAGGATCACGATTAGAGATGCGCCGAGCCGGCGCATGGCGATGATCCAGGCAACGATGGATATCAGGATCATCGCTGCCATATCCCATCCTGATGGCAGCAGAGCGATAGGCGCGAGGAGGATTATTACCCAGGGTGGATTATAAAAATTAGGATTGGAATACGGGTCGCGGCTGAGAACGGCGGGCCGAAATATTTTTACCCAATCAGCGCCGAATTCAGACAGACGAATCAATGATGGAATGAATAGCGTTATGACCAGAATAAGGCCGAGTGAGAGGAGCGCTACCTGTAGAGCGATTCTGGCGATGAATGACCAGCGAATCGTTTGTAGAGATGACCGGAGCATTGACCCCTCCCCTGGCCCCTCCCCTAAGAGGAGAGGGGAAATCACAATCTGAGATTATCCACCGGAGATGCCTTTCGGTGGGCCTGGGCTAAATCGGTCTGGGCGATGTGGAGATAGCGGTTGACCATCGTGAGAGTGGAGTGTCCGAGGATCCTCTGCAATGTGAACGCATCTCCACCATTACGAAGGTAAAGAATTGAAAATGTATGGCGGAATCGATGAGGATGGCAATTGGTCACGCCGGAGCGCTGGCCTATGCGCTCGAGGATGTGGAGCACGTTATAACGCTCGAGCTGGCGGCCGTGGTCCGTCGTGAGAAGGGGCTCGTCCAGGCGGGCGCTGGGCCGGGTGGTCAGGTATCTCCAGATGACCTGAGCGGTGCGGGCGGAGATTGGTATCTGCCTCTCTTTAGCGCCCTTGCCCATGACCACAATGCGCTGATTTTTAATGTCGCAGTCGCGAATGGTCAGATTGCAGAGCTCGCTGACGCGGATGCCTGTATCGATGAGCAGCAGGAGCATGGCATGGGTGCGCTCGGGATGGGGCAGGGAATGGACAGACTCCCGCTTGCCTGGGCGGGTGTAGGGTCTGGATTTGACGATCGCGCCGATTATGGCGTGGATATCCTGCTCGGTGAACGGGATGATATCGCGCTGCTCCGGTTTGGGCTTGATCACCCGACGGAGTATATGCTCAGGCGCCAGGCCCTCAGCGACCGCCCAGGTCCAAAGCGCGGAGAGGCCGGTATGATAGTTGAGCAGCGTCTTGTTCGAAATCCCGTTCTGGTTGGATAGGAATTGCTCAATCTGGAGGTGGGTGATGCTGGCGAAATCAGGATCCGATTTGAAAAACTGCTGTAATTTTCGATACGTATTCGAATAGTCTATGATGGTATTTTCGCTGAGATGGCGGGCGCTGGCATGCATGAGATAGCCCTCGATAATTTGAGATAACGCGACTGAACGTTTCATCCGTGTGTACTCCGGTTCCTGAAATAGTGGTGACGATAATACAATTTACGGCGGCGGATAACGAAAAACCAGTAATTCCCTCTGTTGCTGGCCAATAATCCGTGCGGTCTGTGGTGAAAAATCTATGAGGTCGGCGGTTGTTTTTCGGGTTACCGGCGTTCACATGGTCGCTGTTTAGGCATATCCGTGTGAACGCCGGTCTTGCTGGTCGGGGCGGGCGGATTTGAACCGCCGACCTCGCGGACCCGAACCATCCGAGCCAAAAATCGAACCTCTGACCACATAGCCATGTATTTTGACCATTCCATGTGCACGGTGGTTGAGTATAGCCGTGAGCACGGCGGTTAGATTTTTGGAGAGGAAAATTAGCCTGAATTTGTTAAGGTTCAACAGCTGAAATTACAAAATTGATAACTGTACCCCCCCCAAAAAAAATATAATGATCTCAGGGGATATTGCAGAAAACTGCAGGTCGTTTTGCAGCCGGGCATATTGAAAATCGGCTTGGGTCGCTGTATGATATAGAACAGGTATTCTAGGAAAGGGGTAATTTGTGAAGGCGCTGTTCACCATAGAGGGTTACTCATCGCTAATGATCGAATTGAAACTAAATCCATACTTTCTCATTATAGATATTGATATTTCCAATCCTTCGGGTGAATCGGGCTGGATCGAGCGGGTCCTGAGGGTCTGCTCGATCTCGAGCAGCGCTGAACGGAGCAATGACTGCAGCTCAGGGGGCAGCGAGGAGAACGGGATCGGGATCTCTTCCGGCTGAGGGCGGGTGTAGCCCAGGATATCCAGCAGTGAGTAATCGTTCAATTTCTGGCAGATCACGATGGCCGTGTTTCTGCCCATACCTTTTCTGGCTCCATTCATCAGCTGGCTGAGATAGCCCTGGCTGATTCCTAAATATTCGGCAAATTCATCGAGAGAAACCCGTTCTCCAATTTCATATTGATATTTAACAAGTGCTTTCTCGAACCAATCTGAGAGTGGGCTCTTCACAAACATAACTATACCAATTTTAAGCAATTTGTTAAATACACTTGACAAATTTATAGCAGATTGCTATAATCTCAGTACAAAGCTATCTATCACGATCTTTGTAATGAGCCAAATATGCCAACGACCCCAGAACAAAGGATAAAAACAGCAAAAATCACGCGCCATTATCTCGTCACCCGCACATTGCAAGCATTTGCAAGCGGACTCGGCGCGGATGAAAATATCAGCCGGCAGAGTGTTTTCCAGTGGGCAAAAGGGCAGCATACCCCTGACCCGCTCATGCTGAACCGGATCACCCGCAGCCCATTCGCAGAGATCTGGGCGCGGCAGTGGGCCGAGGATTGCCTGGCGGTTTTGCTGGCTGCGCCCGAACCAACAACGGAGGGATAAATGCTCAAGGCGATTAAAGCGGATTTATCCAACTGGCTGCTGGCGGGATTTGCGGTAATCGCCGGCATTTTAGCCGCTATTTTTTCATAACCAACGAGAACGAGGAGGCGTGCTGTGATCGGAGAGACCATACATGCAACCGACCCTGGGGTCGGACCGTTTGTGAACGTGTGGGGGATCAAGCTCTCGATCCGAAATTTGCGCTCAGCCCGGATGGAAAAAAATGGCGATCTGACCGTCGAATTTAATGACGGCGAGCAGATCCAGCGGACCATCCCCGCGCTGGCCAACATCGGGCTGTTCGACCTGGCGGTCACCAATGCGTTCCTGAGCAAGATCTGCCAAAACCATGACACTATCTGCTGCTGATCCTCTGGTGGCGGACGGCGGCGATCCGCAGAATGCGGATCTCTGGAATGATGCGCATCGCCTATGGTTGGAATTGCAAGATTCGCCCAACACGAGGCGGCTGTATGAACAATCCGTTCACCAGCTGCTGGCATTCTGCGGCGCGGCTCCGTGGCAGATACGGCGGATCGATATAGCCAGATGGACCGCGCATTTAAAACGCAACGTGGCGGATACCACCATCGTGGCCAGGTTGTCAGGGGTAAGCTCGTTCTACAAATTCTGCTCAGAGGATTACACGCTGACCCAGCCGGATGGTCAGGAGATCCCGCTCTGTCCGAATAATCCTGTGATCGGGGCGGCGCGGCCCAAGGTAAACCCATACAACAAGGCCACCGTGATGGATGTGGCCGGGGCGAGGGCATTTCTGCGAGCCATCCCCAGAGCTGAAAACGCGATCGGCCGGCGGGATTATGCGCTGTTTTTGGGCTACCTGCTGACCGGGCGGCGAAACTCGGAATGGCGCACGCTGCGCTATGAGGATATCGAGCTGCGTCCGGCGGGGCTGGTGTTCCGCTGGACAGGCAAGGGGAAAGCGGGAATGGTCCAGGAACTGCCGGAAATCGTGATGGAGGCGATCCAGGATTATTCGATCTGCGAGGATAACCGCTCATCGGGCTATGTGTTTCACTCCTACGATTTTCGCGGAAATATCCTCGAGCAGCCGGTTGGCGCGGGGACGGTCCGGAGCGGTCTCAAATACTATGCCCGGAAGGCAGGGCTGAATGATCGGATTTTGCGGGTGCACTCGCTGAGGCATACAGCAGCGCTTCTGCGCCGTGAGGCGGGTGATTCGCCGGAAAAAATTCGAGATTTTTTGGATCACAGCTCACTCTCCACCACACAAATATATCTTCATACCATCCAGGGCCGGCAGGATAATACCTGGCAGACTGTGGCGGATATGCTCGGATTGGAAAAGTAAATTTCATAGATTCATGGTAGCAGGTTTTGAAATAGCTGTCAGAAAGTGGAGGCTCGAATGGGAAAAAAGCTGGATTTTTCGGTAACGCTGCTGGTGGTATCAGCGATCATACTTTTTGTCCTAGGCGTGATCTTCATAATCTTCGGGAGTTGATTTCATGGAATTGCTCATCGCGGGTATGGTCCTCATCATTATGAGTCTCCTTTTGGTCTATGGAGCATATGAGGCCGGGAAGAAGGTCCAAAAAATCACTGACCTGAATCGGCGCTTAAAAAAGATCGAGGACAGCGCGGGCGATGGGCGTGTGCGCAATCCTCATCTGACCAACGCCGGCATCGAGGATGCGATCGCGGTGCTGCTGGATGTGCTTCAGAACCGCGAGGTGGAGGATCTGCGCTTAAAACAGGCGTCGGATATCCTTCGTCAGATCCGGGCTAATCCCGGGTCATATGACGAGGATCGGCCGAATCAAAAGGGATTTTGGAAGGGGCGGTAGAATGCCAACGGGTATTTTCCTCCTTTGCCCCGTATGGGTGGGTGCAAGGCCCCCCAGCCCCATTGGTTCTGATTATATGGTGATGATAATGCCTATTATCGTCACCCAGGAGGGTTGAGAGCGATGACTGACGAAATTTTGAAAATTAAAGTCAACGACATTGTTCAAACACCCTATGGGCCTGGTGTCGTGCAGGGCAGGCTCGTAGAGCGAGACGGATCCATTGGAGGTATTTTGATATCTCACGATCCACGAAAGGTTACATTGCCGGATGAGCTGCTGGCTCATTGGAAGGGTGGACCGTGGGTGTTATGGTCCTACCCGCTCGAGCAGCTGCGGATTCTGGCAAAACGAAAAATGACCAGGGCTTAAAGAACTCTCCCCAACCCCTCGCAGGGGAGGGGTTGGGGAACGAACCTTAACATGGAGATGCACGGCCGGCGGGCTGACCCCTACAGCTCGCGGCGGTTCGAGTCCGCCCTCTCCATCATGAACTTTTTTAAATAAGGAAAAATAATGAATCAAATATTTAAGAAAACTGATCCACACAAAATTGCCAGGATAATCGGCAATCTGGTGCTTAGACCGTTGTTTTTTATGCTCCTATGGAGATGGGTTGTAGTTCCACTCACAGACTTTTCAACAATTAATTTTTGGATGTCGCTGGGAATCCTGTTATTGATCGATACGTGTTTATGGATGAAGAGAGATTAAGAAAATCTTCAGAACAGGGAGGGATTAGTGCCTGAAAATCAATCGTTGCGACTGCGCGAGGGGGCGAAAATTATTATCGAGGGCTGTCCGTTCGAAATCCAACGGGTGACCAGATCGGGGCTCATTCTGAGGCCTCATCGATGGGCGAGCTACACGGTGGCCAACGGGGTGATGCAGATCCATGAGTGGCTGCCGATCTCCGTCGAGCAGACGCCCGAGGGAGTGCTGGTAGAGAGCAAGCCTGGAGCGCAGCCCCCACCCCTGCCCGCCCCACCCCCGCCCGATACCATGAATGGGAGAAAGAGATAGAAAGGATAAACATGGGAACCGGCTATCTAAAAAAGTAGATCCGCCGCGGTAACGGCAGATCTACCTGAGGTGTGGAACCGGAGTGGCCCACGCCTCCATTATACAGGAGGTTGCATGGTACGTAAATCTAAATATCTAGACGCCATCGAAAATCTACCGCCTGGATTAGAACGGGCTGTATTGCGCATAGTCATTAACGGAACTCGGGCAAATCCAGTACCTCGCGGCAGGATCGTCACAGACTGCGCTCTGGTCGGATTCCGCACGACTGAGCGTTCAGTCCGTGAGGCGATTCGGCAACTACGCCGGCAAGGAAATTTAATCCTCAGCATGCCAGGCGACCGTGGCGGCTATTATATGGCGGCTACCCTGGATGAATATGAAGAATTCATCCAATTTGAATTTGGCGCCAAAATTTATGACATGCTCGAAACAAAAAAAGCAATGGATCAAGCTGCCCGGGATCAATTTGGTGAGGGCCGGCAGTTGGGGTTGGGCATATGAAAGAAATATTATCCTGTCTATGCTGCCTGGGAGGGGCGTTTATATTCGGGTTAATTTTCTGGTTTCTGCAGCTAGCCAGTTGGTTGAATCCCGATAAAAAAGAATGAGCCAACGCCCTGTTTTGCCCCCGCGTTATGTCAATATCCCGGCAGGCCTGGTCTATGACCAGCGCCTGTCACCTGCGGTGCGCGACACCTATATCCAGCTGCGCGGGTTGGCCTGGGGGCGATCAGAGTTATTCGATATCGGCATGGCTAGTTTGATTGAATTGACAGGAAAATCCAGGGCGACGATCTACGGGCACCTGGCCATTTTGAGAGCTACGGGCTGGCTGCTGTTCAGTTCCGCTCGATTTGGCGGCTTAACCGTCCGATTTTCGGATGCGGCCCATGATCCGTCTAAATTCCTGGATTCGCTTAATGAAGAAGAATCTATTAACCAGGACCCTCTTCTTCATGTTAATGAATCATTAACTGCCCATGGAGTCCAAAAATCTGGACGGAAATCCAAAAATCTGGACGGGAACGGAGATAACGGGCGGTGTGGTGAAATCTCGGAGGAGCTGGCGGATCTGCTCGAGAGGGTTGGCGTTTTCCGGGCGAAATTTCCGGATGTTGTAGCGTCTGGTTGGCCGGAAGATGCTCTTATGCAGCTGGCGCGTGATGTGCTCGAGCAGCTGGGCGAAGGCCGCGGCGGGGGGATTTTCCTATACCGCCTGGCGAATTGTCAGCGGCCGCTGACAATCGAGGAACAACAGCAGCGAGATTTGGATAAATGGCGGCGGCAAGCCTCTCTATTAGAGGCTGGAGATTATGAGGCGCTAGTAGGACGGCGGAGGTGACGATGAGTGGGAGCGATAATCAAAAAATCAGGGTAGGGGCGAGGACGTACACGCTCCTGCTGTGCAACGAGGGGAAACGTCTCCGTGACAAATGGACCGCGCTGATGCGAAATCACGCGGGACCGGGTGAGATCTATCTGGCGATGCAGGCGTATTTTTATCACAAAAACGGGCTATCGCGAGAGAGCGAGCCGGAGATCGCGCCGTGCCGCACGTGCCGGATGGTGGCGGGCGATTCTGTCGAGCTGTTCGAGGAGGGATGATGGAAATACCGATTGATCGAATTTTACCGAATCCGGACCAGCCGCGGACAATTTTTGATGAGGCAGATCTGGAGCAGCTATCCGAATCGATCGCCGAGCATGGAGTAATCCAGCCGGTCACGGTCGAGCGGGCTGATAACGGTTTCTACATTTTGCACGACGGCGAGCGGCGCTGGCGTGCATCTAAGCTGGCCGGAAAAACGACCATCCCGGCATATATTGAGCGAGGGTTGAATGGGGCAGGCAGTCGTGATCGGTTGGTCCGGGCGATGGTAGCCAACATCCAGCGCGCCGATTTGAATCCCGTCGAGGAGGGCCATGCATATCAACAGATGATCGATGAGCACGGCATGACTGTTTCGCAGATCGTACGTACGATCGGAATCAGCCAGCCGCGGGTCAACAGCCGGCTGAAACTGCTCGAGCTGGACGAATCGATCCAGGCGCATATAATCAGCGGACGGTTGCCGAAAGATGAGCGGTCCACCAATGCATTATTAAGCATTGAGGAACCAGAGACACGCCAACAACTGGCTGATCGAGCCGCGGCTCGGCGCATGACGGTCAAGGCGATCGTAGAGGCCTGCGTGAGATTGAATGATCACATAGCAGCCGATAAAGCGCCGCGTCACCCGGTCCCGGCAGTGCATATGGCGACCAGGCGCGAGCCGATCAATCGCCAGCGGTGGGACGCGCTGACACAGATCGGGAAGTTGCCGCCGTGGATCCTGGTAGAGATATCCACTAGAGATACCTGCCGGCAATGCTCCTGGTGCGACCAGGCCAGCGAGGTGATCTGCAAATTATGTCCGCTGCCTCAGATGCTGGCAGCGATGATCGGGAGAGCCAACTAATGAGTGGTTTGGATCAGGTGATCGATTTGATAGTTGGGGATATCGAAACGGCAGAGAAACCGTTGCAGTGGCTCGCCGCTCAGGGAGCGGTAAATCGTGCAATCATAGAAACTAAGGCGGCTCGTATGCCAAAATGGACGCCAGAGGAGGACCAGTTCCTCAGGGAAAACCGGCCGTATATGTCACTCGACGAAATCGGCAGTCAGCTGGGACGTACACTGACGGCGGTGCATATCCGCTCGAAGCGGATCGGAGCGATCTCTCCCAGGCATGCACCTAGATACATATCCTGCAATCAGCTCGCAAAAATACTCGGGGTGGACAACCACGCGCCGCCGAATTGGGTTGATCGGGGGATTATTCAGGGCGAGGCATTCCCATACGACCCGTCCGGGCCGCTGAAACGGCGCGTGCAGATCGAGGTGTTCAAGCGCTGGTTGATCAAACCGACCAGCTGGGTCTACTTTAAAGTGAAAAATATAACGATTCCACATTATCGCCGGCTGGTAGAGCTGGCCCAGGAGCGCTGGGGGGATGAGTGGTGGACCACCCGTCAGGCGGCGAATTATCTCGGCTGTGATCCCGGAACCATCCTGCATAATATCCAGCGCGGGCGGATCTATGGCTATCATAGTCTGGGCTTGGATCGTCGCCGCAATCAGCGATGGGCATACTGGTTCGTGTGGCGCAGCGAGATCGAAAAATTCCAACTGCCGT